ACATTGATATACATCATCTTTGGTACATCAACTCCAATCGCAGTAAGGAAGTCAGTAGACACAGATGTTTCAGTGTCAATAAATACCGCCAACCCTCCTTTACGTTGTGTTTCAGCAAGAAGATGTGCGCCCATAAGGCTTTTACCAGATGCTTCTAGTCCAGTTAGTTCGGTGATACGACCAACAGGCAATCCTCCATTAGGACGATTGGCGATTGTAAGATCAACCAAGCTATTGCCAGTTGAAACCCAATCAGTGATTTGTGAAGGATCATCTTCGGCATCAAGAAAAAACGCAACCTTGCCATCGCTGTTTTTATTCAGTGATTCAGCAATAGATTCCGCCAATTCATCTCTACCAGAAGTCAATTCTACTTCAACAGACTTTTTCTTTTTTTCTTTTTCCATAATGTTTATAGTTGAGATTAAAGGTGTGCCGCGCACCCACGCGGCACACCCCACTTAATCATTTCACCAACATCCAACTCTTACGAGTTGAATAAGTCGTTGAATTCGTCAGCAATTGCCTTGCTGGAGTTGGCTGGCTTGATAGCCGCCTTTGCCGTTGCGCTCTGAACAGGCTTTGCTGTTTCCTCGGCAGTTTCAGTTGTCTCAGTAGTTTCTGGAGCAGCTTCACCGTCGGGATTTGCTTCAGATGCATTCAGCCAAGTATCCATCACGGCAGCAAGTTCCTCGTAAGTCAATTCAGGGAACAGTTCCGTAACGTTCTTCTGATTCTTGACTTTTTCCTTCACCGCGCTGTCACTCGGATCGAATGCAATGCTGGTGTTGGGCTTGACGCGGATTGTGGTCTCGGGAAAGCTCTTTCCAGTTTCCTCCGCAGTCTTGAACTCGACAGTGATGTCGCGTCCAGTCTTTAGATCAGTGATATCACCGTAATCGGGATCAGCGATGATTGCGAGCAGTTCCTGATAGACCTGCTTGCCCATGCCCCAGAACTTCACACCCTCGGATTCTTGTCCGCGAACAAGAATAGGAACATATGTGCGAAGCTTGGGCTCTAGCGCACGACCTTGCTTCCAATCATCCTTGGATCCACTCTTCTTAAGTTTGTTGGCAAACTCAACAATAGGATCAGGACGACCAAATGAAGACGGAGACAAATATGTCTTTCCGTTCATGTTATAATGGAAAAGCAGTTCAATGAACGGATTTTCAGGATTGTGAGCGTAAGGAACAATACGGATCGTTTGTTTGCCTTGCGGTTTCCACAGAGCAGTGGACTTGGTAGTGTTGTTCTTGAGTGTATCAAGACGACTCTTAATTTTGTTTAGATCTAATGGCATAATTTTTTATTCGTTAATGTTTAATGTTGTTTGACCAATTTGAAAGTACTCAACTCGGTCAATGTTGAATACTATGAACCAAAAAATGCTAATCGTCAATCTATAATAAACGTGATGTTCATTTTTCAATCGTTAATTAGTCATTCGTTAATTCGGATATAACTATAACGACCACAAACAATCCGTCAAGTATATATGCTAATTTATACGATATATTTTCAGCAATTTTGTTGGCGTGATTTTCACTTTACCATCTCTTGCTGATATAAAACAATTGCTGTAATTTTCCCAAGCTATCTTATGAGTTGATGATTGTACTCCATTATTCTCGTGCAGTATCAGTCCATTCAATGCATTTATGCTGTATATGATGTTAAACTCTTTTTTACGATGAACTGAAATTGTGTTGGGATAAAATTGTCCGCCATTCTTTACCACATTATAGGTAAGAAATATGTCATATGAATTTGATTTGCTTTCAAGCACATACACTTTTCCATCAACAATCTGATAATAATCAGAGATGGATTCTATCTCTTCCTGATACATGTCCTTTTTTGAAAAAGTACATAACAACTGTGTATTATGCTCAACCATAAATCATAGTGGCATATTCTTTTCAGCAAAAATTTTGTACTCTTCTCTGTCAGTGTTTTTGACAGGAACAATTTCTCCACTCAATCCAACCACAGCAACAACATTTCCTTCAGCATCATGATATTCATCATATGGAGTAGGAACCCAACGCTTTTGTGATGCAAACTTCTTCGATACTTCAGAATATTGTTTCGGTGGAGCAGTTACAACAGGAACGTCGATTGCGGGTGCTGTGGCTGGTTTTGATGGTTCCGTAGAAGGTTGTGTTGTTTGTGTAGGCTGTGAATACTTTGATTTGAATTTGCCACCAGACTTTGCGGCGATATATCTTTCCAAATCATCATCTCTTGAATCAAAATCAAGATCTTCTGTGTCTTCTGGTTCTTTTTGTTGTGGTGTTGCTGTACTTTTTGTCGGTTCTG